CCAGAATGCAGTGGACTTTCAGCACATGGTTTAAACTTAACAGGCCAGACACTGATAAGAACAGGTCTTTACTTGGTGGGAACAAAGTGCCTGTATACGAGAACTGGGATCATAACCGGTCCGACTTCGCTATGGATTCTAGTCCCGATGGGATGCGAATGTTCTATACCCAAAGAACTAATAATGCTTTTGTGGGAGANATATCGTTCAAGGTACGCCTAGTTGATGAGTCCGCGTGGTATCACATTCACGCTGTATACGATTCCCCAAACGCTGATCAAGATGAAAGGTTTAGGCTATACCTTAATGGTATTCGATGTGAGGTTGAGTCATACGGATATGTCATATCCCAGAATCAGGAAAGTTGGATGATGTACAACGGCGGCATCCAGAATGTTGTGTCTGATTGGAATTCTNGTGGTCGGACGGCTACAGGGTATTATTCAGAAACACACTTCATTGATGGGCAAACATTAGGCCCTGAACACTTTGCATCTGAAAGCGGTGGTATCTACAACCCAATAAAGTATGAAGGAACATACGGAATAAATGGATTTTATCTTCCCTTTAGGTCTCCAAATCTTGGTGAGGATCACTCAGGAAATGGAAATAATTTTATTGTTTACGGGATTAACGCTACATCAATTGTTTCTGACAGCCCAACGAATAATTACTGTACGCTGAATCCGTTAGACCCAACAGGATCAACTTTCTCAAACGGCAACCTGACAACCACAGGCGATGCCACAACGACATTCGATGGTATAGACGGAAAGTGGTATTACGAGAAGGATGGTGTAGGTGTTACCGTAGATGGGGCTGTTGGGACAGTTGGGGCGGGAACCTATAACTTTGGGCAGAGGGCTTTTAGCGGTGGCATACCTTTAGGTTACAAAGTCCTATGCTCCCAGAGTCTCACAAACTTTAAGGATGAGTCTGATACCTCCTATGTTGGGAATGGATTAGATGATGGTCCGTTTATCTCAATGGGTGGTCCGGTAGATTCGTACAAGTTAAACGGGGTATCAATGTTCTCCCCGGACTACAATCCACTGGACAGCACTAAGGATTGGTTATCCAACGGATTTAAGTGTCGGTCAATGTTGGACAATACAAATGGGGTCACATACAACATAACTGATGTTGTTCTAAAGATGCCCTTCAAATACTCTCGTGGGAGATGATATATGAGACCTAACGCTAGAAAATATTTAGATTACATGGAGAAAACATAATGTGGTACTCAGAAAACATCGGGACGTTTGCTACCGCTCGTCCTTTTCAATACGACGGTATATCATACCCCGCAACAGTGTTCCAGAATCCAGAGTTTCTGGCCTCCATAACCATCTACCCGCTACGGGTGGAGAATGTAGACNATAGATACTACAAGCAGGGGGCAATGACCAGAACATTTGAGAACAATATGTGGGTGGAAAGGTACGAGGCAGTTCCTAAAGAGTTTGAGTCTCTTCAGAAAGAACTCGTGAGGTACTACCTCAACCTATTGGATACCACACTCTCACGAACCGACAAGTTCCTGACGCGATCTGATGAGATGGCTGAATGGTTCAGTAAGTGGGCAATCAATCCTGCGCTACAGCAGTGGAGAGATGGGGTATACCTCCTGTTCAATATAAGGATGAATGCGATAACCGAAGCGGTAACATTTGAAGGGCTTGTAATGGCTGATGAGCAAGCCTTTGATATCCCAGAGCAGCCAGAACCTTACGAGATTGAAGTCGATGCCTAGAGGAGTTTACGAAAGGAAGCCGGGTAGAAAGCACAACCCGAATAGTAACGGGAACTGCACCAGACGAAATCTACGTGGATTCTCAAAGGATGCCAAGTTACCATTTGACTTTGAAACAAGCAAAAGGGATAACCATTTGTGGCGGGTGTATAAGATAAGGGAGAGGGACTTCAATGCCCTGCTAAAATCGCAAGGTGGTGGATGCGCTATATGTGGGGCAAAGGATAATGGGAATGACCCTAGAGAACTATGCGTTGACCATGTACATGGCAGCGACCCAATCGACATACGTGGAATACTATGCATTAAATGCAATGCCGGTATAGGGCACTTACAAGAGGATGAAAAGATAATGAACAACGCAATTAAATATATCAAAGGTGAACGCCATGGCGTATGAGAATGCTACGTACGTAAATCAGTTGGACAAAAATCTACCGCGTGGTAGCGACTCTGTATCTGAAGGTGACATACATTTAAGAACAATCAAGGATGTTCTCAAGAATAGTTTTCCTAATGTGGACGAGGCTGTCAACGCTGTCCATACTAGGGATACAGAGCCTCCACTACACTCTGCAGGGACAGTGTGGTTCGACACCTCAAGCGGTCTTATCAAGTTACGGAATGCTGATAATACTGGATGGATAAATATGGCGCACGGGGCATCCACTGGCCTTGGTTCACTGTTGAGAGTGAACTGGTTTGAGTGGGGCGGTCCGTCGCCACAAAAAAGAAATGACTCATACGAACTTCTAAATTCTTGGTCTATAACTCCGCTGTCTCCAAACTCTTCTATGATCATAACGATTTCAGCAGATGTTTCTGTATGGGGCTATGGATCAACACAAGGAATGTACGCAAAACTCCGTGATGATACTACTGATATTGATATAACAACAGATTTTATACCAGTTGGTTATCAGCATGTTAGTGATGCAGGAAACTTTGAGACAAGAGCACAGATGAATTTACGAGCAATATACAATAATCACCCTGCGGGTGCATTTGAGTTAGGACTGCACGGTAGGTGCTCCCATGGAACAGACGGCGGTTACGGCATAGAGCAGGTTCGCGTACAGTGTGATGAGTTAGAATAATGCCATTAGTTCCCATTGAAAACATAGGGGCTGGGGGGATAATCTCTGACTTCAAACCATACCAACTCCAACCAAACCAGTGGTCTGGCGGCATAAATGTTGGATTTACTGATGGTGCTGTATCCAAGATTGAGGGATACATAGAGGTGATGGAGTCATGCCCAATAGAGCCATGGCATCTTGGTGTGTACCAAGAGCATGACGCTAGCGGCAAGCAAGCCCTTGACGGATTCTTCTGGATTGCCTTTGGAATGAAGGAGATTCACGTTTTTAACAAGGGTGAGTGGCATGACATAACAAGAGAGTCTGGAGACTACAATACAGCAGAGGGATCAGATTGGAAGGTGACACAATCAGGCGCACTCCTGATAGCAACCAATGGAGTGGACGTACCGCAACTCTGGCCACTTGATGATCGTAATCGAGTTAGCGTAGACAAACACTTTATTGATATGCCGTCTTGGGTTGGCGAGAACACGCCAAAAGAGACAGACCTTAACTGCCAGACGATATCAGGATTCAAGAACCATATTATTGCTTGTAACATAACTAGAAGTTTTGATAGTACCTCTGTTGATGCCATACAAGATAGAATGGTTAAGTGGTCTACTCAGCATGGTCACTATACAGAACCAGCAACTTGGGATGTTGTAGACGAACTGCACGATGCAGGTGAATATGAACTGCTAGATACAAAGGGTCCAATAGTGGACACCCTTCCTATGGGGCAGTTGTTCATAATCTATAAGACAGACAGTATCTACATGATGTCGTATGTAGGCACACCTTACATATTCTCATTCAAGGCATTGGACCCGGACACAGGGATCATAGCCAAGGGTGCTGTCACAGAGTATCCTGGTGGTCACTTCTTTGTATCTTTTGCCGACTGCTACATCAACAACGGACAACAGGTAATGCCGATCCTGTCTGGAAAGGTTCGGGATGAGATGTTCGACAACATCAACGGAGATCATTACGACAGAATATTCTGTGTAACACAGCCGCATTATAACGAGATATGGGCATGCTTCCCAACGGGTAGCAGTGAATACTGCGACCGTGCAATGGTGTGGAACTATAAGGAGAACACGTTCACCTTCAGAGAACTTCCAAACATCACTGATGCAAAGTTAGGTGTTTCCCCTGTTGCCAAGAATCCAGACGACATCACATGGGACAGTATTGATCCTGCGGTGTATTGGGATGCCTTGACCACCATGAAGTGGGGCAACATTGAGTACGAGAATGTTGTAAGTAATCTAGTCATGGCAAGCCCTGACAATGTTAAGTTGTACAGGGATAGNTTTGGGCAGAACAATGACACAAATCTAATGTATTCTTATGTGGAAAGAACCGGAATAGACTTNGGCGATCCATCGTCAGTCAAGCATCTGAGGGCGGTATGGCCAAAGATCGAGACAAAGATAACAAAGCCTATCCATGTGTACACTGGATACCAGATGTCAACAGATCTTCCTGTGACTTGGGAGGGTCCATACCTGTTTGATCCAGACCAACAGTCTAAGGTGTCAACCAGAACCACAGGCAAGTTCATTGGAATACGCCTTGAAACCACAGAGGATACTACGTGGACGTTATCAGGACTAGAACTGGAGTACGAAATGGCGGGAAGGAGAGGTTCTAGAAACTATGCAATCCCTTGATAAAAGACGGGTAGATTACTTTACTCCTGATGTACCGCCAACTGAAGAGGCAGCACTGCCAGAGTGGTTGTTCAATCAGGTAACAAATCTTTCCGAGTCAATCTCCAATGTCAACTCAATGCATCTCACAGAGATGTATCATTGGCCTGAAGGGTATAAGCCAAGAGAAGGAGACATCGTATGGGCAGGTGAGGGATTGCTTGGTGAGGAAAGCCCAAGTGGAATCTATGCTTACATGCACGGAGTATGGGTTCCTGTATCTGGAGGGGAGTCAGGTGGTGGAGTACCTATAGGCGGGATCATCATGTGGTCCGGCTCTATTGTTCCGGATAGTTGGGCATTATGTGATGGCACCGATGCACCAGATGGAACGCCTACTCCAGACCTTGTGTCTCAGTTTGTAAAGGGCTCTATCCTAAGCGATATAGGAAATAAAGGTGGGTCAAGCACTACCGGCGGACATTCTATAACTGAAAATGAAATGCCGTCGCATAAGCACTCCTTATCAATTGATACAAATGAAGTTGGCGATCACAATCATGGCAGTATCACAGACTCGAGGGGAACTCACAATCATGGTGGACCAAACTTTATAGTTGGCCCCGGAATTTCGATAGGCACCGGTAGTGGTAGTTCCGCGGTGGCAGGATTGGGCGCAAATGCCGTTATAGGTAATGACGGCAACCATTACCATTCAATTTCCACGGATGGTAACCATGCCCATAACGTAAATGGGCACACAGCGTCCAGTGGTAGTGGCAATGCTCATAGTCACAGTTTTGAACCACAGTATTACCAACTTGCCTACATAATGAGATACGAATAATGCGTGAGAGATTCGAGCATGAAGGGCAGGAATTTTACTTGGTACTGGTCGAACCCGAGGACGTTGATGAGGTATGGCCTCATGTCCGCGAAGGCGTACAGAAAGCAATGGTCCATTCGGACAGTGTTATGGACGGCGACGATTTTCTTATTGAACTTGATAGCGGAAAAGTACGTCTATGGGTATTTGTAAGTGAGAAGAAGATTGTCGGCCACATGATAACCGAATTAATCCGTTACCCACGCAAGTCCTTTGTGAGAGTCCTCACGATGTATTGTGAGGGTGGGGAGAAAGGAATGAAGGGGATGGACCTTTGGAGTCAATTCGTCCCTGCAGTAGAAGAGTACGCCTTGATG